TGGTGCGTCTATTGGCCAGCCTTTCAGCTTTGCCTTAAACGCACCCATGAACCATTGGTAGAGAATCAGACCGTCCTCTTCGTAAGGAGTAGAAGGTCTGACCCTCTTGCAGAATTTGGCGATCAATGGGAATGAGTGAGGAACCGTCAGTGGATTTCCTTTCTCAAGGCCGTCGATCGCCGCGGCAGCGTAGAGATTTTCCTCTCTCCTACCTTTCAGTAGGAAGGGGTAATCTCTGAATTCTTTCACAAATCTCTTTACAACTTTTCTGTTTTCTTCAACAGAATCGATGTCAGGGAGATTGATCATCTTGGCTTTGACTACCTCGAACAGGTCACGTTTCGTATCCTGTTCAAGGTTTTCTAGCCTCTCTTGGAATAGGTAATACTTGGCCAACTTAGATTCTGGAACTAAGTAGCCCAAGGTTACCAACTTTTGCAAAACACCAGGGGGCCATTCGGCGTGCGCTTCGGCGGGCACAACGATTAGCCTCCTGATTGGATCATCGAGAGGGATCTCAAAGATTTCGACCATCGTCTCTGACGAGAAGTGGTTTGACTCTTTGAGGGTGCCGCGGTAACCCGTGACACCCCTAGTTCCCTCGCAAAATTCCTTCATCGCCGCGATGTAGTACTTGGCATGCCAAGTCCTGCTTCGTGAGATGATATTCAGCCAAGATTCGACTGACCACTGTGGTGGTGGTTTCCCAACACCATTCACCTGCCTCGGTAAAAACAGAGGACGGTGGTCGTCAATCGTCGATAGACAGATGTCCTGGAACGCAGACGCAATCGAATAGATTGTGTGATGCGGTCCAGGATCACTAAGCTTGAAGTACTCCTGGTCGTGGCCCAACAGTGTAACTTTTCCTGTTGGATCCGACGAGAAGTCAATCCGGTCTTTCTGCGTTCCTATACACACCCTAATCTTGGGGGTGTCCAGGTACGGCAGAAGCAATGAATTCTTGAACCTATTTCCCCACTTCGTACTGTTGATGTTCGAAGTCGGGAGATGGAACCATTCCTCAGCGTATGTCCCCCAATCCGTCGTAGTAACGTCGTCTTGGGGGGACGCTTCATATCCAAGCGCTACTGCTGCTTCGAGATGATACTTCCCGTAAAGGAAGTTGTCACTGATAGCCGCTGTGTCATCTCCGTTTCCTTCCTCTTTCGAAAGGCAACCGAGCATGTACCGCGCATACCGATCAGCGATCGGATGTGCGAGCGACAAATTCGTCTTCGTGAGGGGGTCGCCCATGGGTATACCGTTAACCAGTGTACCCACGCACTTCCCTCTCAACATCAGCTTCTTTGGGCCTAGCCAATACCTCTTGACAACGTCAAGAGAGTACTGGTCCAGGCCCGCTTTTTCTAAAAGTCGCCCGGTCACTCTCCACCCCATTTCTGGTGTGGGAGCGTCCGTGGCCTTTGCCCAATCAGAGGTGTAGAGGTAAATTG